GATTTAAAATGTCTGAAGTTGACAGAAGTGCAGTTCGTGATACTCTAATTGTATTACAAGATGCTAAGACTACAGGTAATGGTAAAGCTCTAGCCGTTCCCGGATTTACACACCACGTATTCTATATTAGAGGCAATGGTGTAATTGGTGCCGGTGCCATCACAATAGAAACGGCTGAAAATGTAGATTATGCTGGTACATGGGCAGCACTTCCAAGTTATACTGATCCAACTTTGAATGTAAATCCTATTACAGTTGTATCAAGTGCTTTGAAAATATATTCTTATATTGGTAAACTTGGAGCCGTTCGTGCGCGAATTAGTACTACAGTTACTACAACTACAGTTACAGTTACTTATAAAGGTGGTAATAGTTAATTCGAGTGTGGAAGGTCTGTGGAAGAAGATGATTACATAAGCTGATGATTACAGACATACAAAATGGCAGATGATAATACATCACCAAGTGCTACTATATTAGAGAGAATATTTGGGAGAACTCCATCTGATCCAGAGTTCGATAAGAGAATGTCAGCCGCTAAAGCTAAGATGCAGACTGAAATGCCAAATGAAATGTCAGCGGCTTCTATTGAACCAACTGGATTCTTTGGTGGAATGAAAGATGCTTTGGTTAAGAAGGCTATTGGCGGAACTCCTGTAGCAACAACTGGTCCCTTTGGTGGTATTACATATAATAAAGAATTGTTAGCAGGAATGAGTCAGCCTGAACTAGAAGATACATTGGCTCATGAGTTAACACACGTTAAACAATATTCTGGTGGTCAGCCGCAAATTAGTACTGGACGTGGGCTGATGAATGTAATGAATAATATTATGCCAAAGCAAGATGAAGGATTGCCACAAGAGACTAAGAACTTCTATAGCTCTAGAGGATATGATCCATCATACAGAGGATCTTCTAATGAGATGGAAGCATATCAAGCTGAAGATCAGCGTAGAATGTCTCGTGGAGATATTATGAGACCAGGAGAAGATATACAACTCTTTTCTCCTAAGAAGAAAGCTATTAATACGGCTCCATCAAGTGTGAAATAATATGGCATTCAATCTCTTTAAGAAGAAATCTAAGCCTGGTAAAGATGATAAATCTAGTAAATCAAATAGATTTAAGTCTAGTAAAAAGAGTATTGATACTAAGCCATCTAAGAAAATAATGTCTAAGTATGGAATGGAAGAATAATTATTTATGTCACAGCTACCAGCACTCAAAGTTGACGGAATTAGAGTAGTAGAGAAAGACTCTGGCAAGAGAGTTCACTTAGTTGGCTTAAGTGAATTTGCTATGTTCAAGAGATACCTAATGCCAGGCGGACCAGCGGCTTATGTAGCACCAGTATTAGTTGAGCGTAAGAAGTTAGCAGAAAGTATGGGTTGGAAAGGTCCAATCTTCATACGAGTCTTTAGACATGCTAGAGCTTCAAATGTATTTGGTATCACTGATCCTTGGTCATATGCTGATTCTGTTACTGGTCACTTTGATAAGCTAACTGAATTCTGTAATTTCTGTGGAGATTATGGATTCTATGTTGACCTAACGGCTGGTGATTTTCAGGATTGTTTTCCAAATCCTGTAGGACCTAAAGGACAACAGCAGCATGTTAATGAGACTATTGCTGCACTTGTTCAATGTCCCAATGCCATTTTTCAATTGTCTAATGAACCATTTCAGAATGGTTGTATAGTTCATCCAAAGAATACACCTCCCACTGCTGGTCAACCAAATTCCTGGGGAGATACGTTAAAAGACTCAGGATACTATGCCAACACAGTTGATTGGGATCATTCAATGGATTTGCAATTGTTGTGTGATCATACAGAACGTGGTGATGTTAATAATGTAATACCAAAGTTCATATATGATATGCCAGTAGCGGCTAGTTATATGTTAGAACTTGGTAAGCCTGTTAAACTAGAAGAGCCTATTGGTGCTGATGAGAATATAATTCCTGGTAGGAGAACTAATAGAGCTAATTTATTTAAGCAGATGGGTGAAGTTGCATCGTATGGAGTTGGAGTTTATTTCCACTCAACTCTTGGATTAAGCTCAGATGGCTTTTCAGTTGCTCCAAGAACTCAAGAATGTTTTGAGAATTTCTTTGCTGGAGTAGCTGGAGTAGTTAAACCAGGAGTCTAATGGACGTCACAACTATTGGTGCTATTGTAGCTGGAGTGTTAGCAATATTAGCCGTTCTTATCCCTGGTATTATATCTATTATAAAAGAGTTGAAGCAGAATACTATTATCACTAAAGATAATACAGCTATCACAGTAGCTGGTCAGGTAGCAGGAGCGGCTCGTGGTGTTGTAAGAGATAAGAGGATTCAAGAGATTCACATTCTTACAAATGGTCGTCTTACTGCTGCATTGAAATTAATTATGGTAATGTCCAAGAAAGAGTGGACAAGGACAGGAACTCAAGAAGATAAAGATATATATGATGCTGCTCAGCTAGAAGTATCAAAATCAGAAGATGCTATAGTTAGAGTTAGTGCTGAAGATGAAGATGATGAATCTCTAATTGCAGCTAGAGCAGCAGAGAAAAAACTTGCTCTACTTACAAATAAGGTAATTGAAGATAATGGTATTCCACCAATTCCAATTGTTCACTAGGAGATGAGATGAAGAAATTAATCCTTGTTACTTCGTTCGTGTTAGTTGCAAGCATAGTGCAGGCTCAGGCTGCAGTTGTTAGTATTAAAATTCAATTTTTGCAGAATGGTGCTGTTCTGCCTACACAAGTAATGACTATTCCACTCCCATCTGGTGCTACGTGTGGCCAGCCTAAGCCTATTGTACCAGCTTCCGTATTTATTAATACTACTGGTAGAGTAGTGTGGGAAGACCCAACTAATTCAATATTAGCTTGTATATCTATTCAAACAGGTGGAGTACTGTTTTCACTTCCTCTTGGGAATAACTATACTGCTACTGCTGCATTCATTGATGATATCGGTGTATCGTCAGCAGCTAGTTTACCTAGTAATTCTTTTACTCGGGGAGTTCGCCCACTCCCACCTGTTCCAACGGGCGTGCTGGTACTTCAGTAACTATTACATTTACAGATGGCAACAAGGCTACAAGATTAGCTATTATTTGCCCAAGGTAAGAGATTATAGGAGATGAGATGAAATATTTTAGTCTGTTGTTTGTAGCTTTAACACTTATCAGTTCTAGTTGTGCATCTGCACCATCGTCACTTACCCCAGTTGGAGTAGAAGCTTTTAATAAGACACGAGTTATTAAAGGTTTGGATGTGTTGAGAGATACAGCCGTTGATGCTAATAAGACTGTTCCACCACTTATTAGTACAGACACAACTCGTAAGGTTGTGACATATCATCGCTCTGCTCTACTTGTAATTAACACATCTGGAGTCAAGGCAATTACATTGGTTTCATTGGATGAATTGGTTAAAGACTTGCCAAAGACTGAGGCTGATTTGCTGGCTCCATATATTGCATTGACCAAGGTTATTATTAATGAGGTGACTAAGTGAATCCATTACTATTGGTTGCAATCCAAGAAGTTCCAGCTATCATTGAATGGCTGAAATCTGCGTTTAAGAAAGCTAATCCAAATGAAGTAGAACCAACAGATGATGAAGTGATTACTGCATACATATCTGCTTTTGAATCTTCATTGGCAAAAGATGATTTGTGGTTAGCCGCTCACCCAGTTGAATAAAGGATTAATGAAATGAAAACGGCTACAGTTACAATCACAGGAAAAATAGGACCGGGAAATACAGTTACATCTCTAGTTCTATCTGGTGTTACTGGTATTGATTTTCAAATCAAGAATAATGTTATTGCCATATCAATTGATGATAAGGTTAGATTCTTTGATTATGATGATACAGCAACAGTCACCTACACAATTAGTGGTGATGCAGCTACAATTACTATATCTACGTAGTTATGGAAGCACAAGAATACACACAAGCATTTGAATCTAAAGTTACATTATTTACTAGGCTAAAGTGGAGATTATTTCCATCTGCACCTAAGCCATTAAATGAAAAAGATAAGAGAACATATATTACAACTAATATTTGGATTAGTGTTGATTGGGCTGATAGGATTCGTTTGCTTATTCTTGGTAGAGCTAAACTTCAAGTCATCACATATACAGATATAGAAGTTAAAGAAGCTGATTCCATATCAATTTTTTCAGTTGAATAAATGAGCTTTGACAAAGATGAATGGCATCCAAATCCCAAACAAGAGGAATTTCTTGCCATTCCAACTACTATCAAAGAAGGCTTCTATGGTGGTGGAGCTGGTTCAGGTAAGACAGATATATTATTAATTTATGGTGTTGTTCACAAGTGGCATGAACATCCACTCTTTAAACAAGTGTTCATGCGTAGAACTTATAAAGATTTAAAGAAAGAAGTAGTTGGACGTTCAAGAGAGTTATATTCTAAGTTTGGAGCAACATACAATGGCACTGATATGGTCTGGACATTTCCTAGAGAGGACCAATATGGTGCAGGTATCAGAGGTAATGCAGGCGCTCAAATCTTCTTGGGTCATTGTGAACTTGAAAAGAATGTTCATGACTACGACTCGATGGAGATTAGCTTATTTACTCCTGACGAGCTTACTAATGCTACTGAGTATATCTATTTATATATTGCTTTTGAACGCAATAGGGCTCCCAAAGGAAGTGGCTTACCTAGTATCACTCGCGCTGCTGGTATGCCTGGTGGTATTGGGCATGTCTTTGTTAAGAAAAGATTTGTAGACCCATATCCTGCTGGAGGAAAGGTTATTGTTGGACGTGGTGGAAATAAAAGAATATATATACATGCCACCCTTGAAGACAACAAAGATCATATTGATCCAACTTATTCTCAAAGCTTAGATGGTAGGCCAGAAGCAGAACGTAAAGCTAAGAAGTTTGGAGATTGGTCAGCATATCTTGGACAAGTATTTGATGAATTTAGAGATAAGAATTATCCAGATGAGCCAATAAATGCATTACATGTAATAGAACCATTCCAAATCCCCGAATGGTGGCCAAGGTTTATGGTAGGTGACTGGGGATTTGCGGCTATGTGTTACATTGGTTGGTATGCAGTATCACCAACTAAAAGGCTTTATCTTTATAGAGAACTTTACTGGTATAAAACAAAGATTAGTGAATGGGCACCAATTGTTAAATCATTTAATGATCAAGAGAATATCAAATCTGTTAAGTTCTGTCGCTCTGCGGCTCAAGATAGAGGACAAGAACATACGATTCAACAACAACTTGAAGAAGCTCTTGAATGTCCAATTGAATTGTCAGCTAATACACCTGGTTCTAGAGTAGCTGGTAAAATGTTAATTCACGAGTATCTCAGATTTAAACCCAAGCCGGTAGTTCCGGTAAATGAGATGCCAGCATACAGTGAAGAACGAGCATTATGGCTGCTACGTAATAAGGGAATGGATGAATATAAGAATTATTTAAGCTTGTTTGATCCTCCAGAAGAAGAAGTTAATATACCAAGGCTTCAGATATTTAGATGTAATGATGATAGTAATAATCATGAAGGTCATCCTAATTGTTGTCCTGTAATGATTGATGCAATTAAAGCATGTAATTATGATACTAAACCTTCAAATGGAAAAGCTGCTGAAGATGTTGCTGAGTTTGAAGGTGATGATCCATATGATGATTTGAGATATGCTTGTGATACTGCTGACGGTTACGTGAATGAAGCTAGTGAAGAATTTAAGAAAGCTTTGAAGCAAGCCGCTCTAATTGAACAGTTGAAGAATACGCAAGACTGGACAGCATTTTATCGTAATGCTCGAACAATAGAAGCGGCTGAAAAGCCTAAAATGATTTCAAGACATCATCGGAGATAGAATGTTCTTACTTAAATGGTATAGAGAATTTATTGAAATTAGATATGAACGTGAAGCTAAAAAGAAAGAGCTTCAGTTCTGTCAGGCTTGTGAAACATTAAAGATGCAATTGGCTATTGCTAATGATGAGCGTCGACTTTTAATTAATAAACTAACTGATAAGCCTGAAGCTATTGAGGAAAAACAAAGCTTAGATAATCTTAGACCAATTCAGCCACCTCGTATGAGTTGGAATGTAAGACGACAACATTTAGAATCTGAATCTAGAGAAGCTGCTAAAAGATTGCATAAGAATAATGAAGCCAATTCTGGTAAAGCATTGACAGTTAATGAAATAGAAAAAGAGCTTGGCGTTGAAGAAATAGCTAAGTAATGTCTAAGAATAAGCCAGAATTAACTGACGACATTAAGAAATTATTAAAGTCTGTTTATGACGATTGTGTCAAAGAAGATACTGCTGTCCGTGAACGTCAAATTCGTCAATGGCGTAGGTTAAAACTTTTATGGGAAGGATTTAATAGAATTTGGTTTTCTGAAGTTGCACATGACTGGCGTATTTGGGATGAGACTGAAGATGAAGATAATGATCAGTCTTTCTATGATAAGCCAGTTAATATATTTAAAGCATATCTTGAGTCAATTATTGCTGCATTATCTGTTACTGTTCCTCCAATCAAATGTTTTCCTGATGATGCAGATAATACTTTAGATTTAGCAACAGCTAGAGCTGGTGATAAGATTAGTCAGTTAGTCTATAGACATAACAATGCTGGACTAAAATGGTTACACTCATTATTTGTATATGCAACTGAAGGCTTAGTAGCATTTTATACATATGAAGATTATGATGCAAAGTATGGAACTTACAATGAAGATCAAACTGAAGATGTAGAAGAAGAAACGGAGTCTTTAGCTTGTTCTAAATGTGGATTTCCAATTGATCAGAATTCAGGAAAAGCTTCTGCTGAATTATTAAATAGAGAAATTGATGAGTTTGGTCCAAGTGATTCTGATGCAGAAATGCATGCATTGATTGCACAAGGTAAGGAAATTTGTCCTGCTTGTGCAGAGTTAATGGACCCAGAACTTAAAAAAGAAAAATTTACTACAACTAGAATAGTTGGAAGTATTAAACAGCCTAAAGGTCGAGTTTGTATTGAATCTTATGGTGGATTGTATGTTAAGATTCCAAATTATTGTAAGACACAAAAAAGTCTGCCATATTTAATCTTTAGTAATGAGTTTGACTACTCAATGGTAGTTGAACGATTTAAGGATTTACATGGGAATAAAGAATTAATTAAAAAACTTAAAGACGGTAATAATCCTGGTGGATATGAATGGTATGCTCAATGGGGACGGCTATCTCCACAGTATCAAGGTGAATATCCAGAAAATGTAGTTACTGTAAATGAAGCTTGGATTCGTCCAGCTAAGTTTAATATTTTACCAGATAAAGAAGATATTAAGAAGTTAAAAGCTAAGTTTCCAGATGGCGTAAAGGTAACTTATGTTAACGAAGAATACGCATGTGCAGAGAATCAATGTTTGGATGATTGCTGGACCCTTACTGAAAACCCTCTTAGTGATTATCTTCATTTTGATCCCTTGGGTCAGTCTTTGGTATCTGTTCAAGATATTACGAATGATATTATTTCATTAGTATTGCAAACCATTGAACATGGTATTGGACAGACATTTGCTGACCCAGCCGTTCTTGACTTTAATGCATATGGTCAAACATCAGTATTACCAGGTGGTGTATTTCCGGCTACACCTAAATCTGGTAAGACTCTTAATGATGGATTTCATGAGTTGAGAACGGCTACTCTAAGTTCTGAAGTAATGCCATTTAGTAGCTATATTCAATCAATGGGCCAGATGACATCTGGAGCCTTACCATCTATCTTTGGTGGACAGCAAGAAGGTGCTGGTGGAGATACAGCATCTGGTTATAGCCAATCTAAATCTGGAGCATTACAAAGGTTACAGAATACTTGGAAGCTCTTTACTACCACTTGGAAAGAAGTATTTGGTAAAGTTATTCCAATGTATATCAATCTCGTTAAGGAATCTGGAGATGAGAGAGATGTCCAGCGTAATATTGATGGCAACTTCATTAACGTGATGATACGTAAGGCTGAGCTTGAAGGTAAAATTGGTAAAGTTGAATTAGAAGCTAATGAGAATCTCCCACTTACTTGGACACAGAAGAAAGATTTGATGATGACGTTGCTTCAGGCAACTAATCCTAAGATTATGGAGATTCTTAATGCACCTGAGAATCTTAGTGTTATTCACGATGCACTTGGATTATCTGAATTCTTTATTCCAAATGAAGATGATGTTATTAAACAGTATGATGAGATTAAGCTTCTACTATCTTCTGAACCTATACCAAATCCAGAAGCTCAAGATCCTATGGCTATGCAGATGGCAGCAGTTAATGGAATGCCACCTCCACAGCCAGAATTACCATCAGTTGAAATCGATCCAACATTTGATAATCATCCTGTTGAATTCGAGATTTGTCGTAAATGGATTATAAGTGAAGCTGGTCGTCAAGCTAAGCAAGATAATCCATCAGGATATATGAACGTATTGTTGCATGGAAAAGCACACTTCCAGCAAATACAGATGCAACAGATGCAACAGGCTCAAGCTGCTGAACAAGAATCTAGTAAGCAAAAGAATGTTCCTAATACTAAAGCTGATAAAACTAAAGATGGTCCACCAATAAAGGATGAAGGCAATGTCCCAGCTAATGCTTAAATTTCAACTATTATTTAGTCCGGATTCGGGTATTGGTGGAGGAATTTTAGATAGCTCTACTAGTGGTTCTAAAGAACTGTCTAAACAAGATATTCTTGAAATTCTTAATAAGGATGATGTTGATGATAAAGAAGTTATTCCTCTAAAAGATAAAGAAGATAAAGATGACAAGAAAACAGAGAAAGAAGAAGGTGAAGATGATAAAGAGGCAGATGAAGATAGTGAGAAAGATAAGGACGAAGAAGATAATGAAGAAGATGAAGATTTAAAAGCTCTTGAAGATGAACTAGAAGAACCTGATGAAGAAAAGCTTGAACTTTCAACACCTACTTCTAGACGAGAGATACTTAAGAAATATCCTAAAATATTTAAAGATTTTCCATATCTAGAAACAGCTTATTATAGAGAACAGGCATTCACTAAATTATTGCCAACTATTGAAGATGCTAAAGAAGCCGTTGATAAGTCACAGACATTAGATAAGTTTGAGAGTGATTTGTCAGAAGGTAATACTGAGCTTGTTCTAAGAGCTGTTAAAGAAAATAATCCTAAAGCATATAATAAACTTATTGATAATTATCTGACAACATTAAATAAAATTGATGATAAAGCTTATCATCATGTTCTTGGAAATGTGATGAAGCATACAATCATGGCTATGGTTCAAGAAGCTAGAACTTCAGGTAGTGAACCACTAGAACAGGCTGCTACTGTTCTTAACCAGTTTATTTTTGGCTCATCTAAATTTACTGCCCCTGAAAAATTATCTAAGGATAATGATAAGACTTCTGAAGATAGTGATAAGGAAAATAAGTTAACTGAACGCGAAAGAGCATTTGCTAGACAACAGTATGATACTGCTAATGAAGAAGTATCAAATCGTGTGAATAAAGCATATAAAGCTACTATTGAAGCTAATATTGATCCAAAAAACTCAATGAGTGAATATGTCAAGAGAACGGCTAGTAGAGAAGCTCTTGAGGAACTCGAATCTCTAATTAGGAAGGATACAAGATTTAAATCACTAGTTGATAAGCTTTGGGAAAATTCATTTAAAAATGGTCACAACGCAGATTCCATTGCTAAGATTAGAAAAGCATTCATTAGCAAGGCTCAGACACTTCTACCACTTGTGATTAGAAAAGCTCGCAATGAAGCATTAAAAGGTATGGGAAAGCGAGTATCTAAAGATAAAGACGATGACTCACGTCAGGAGAAAGATGAGTCCAATAAAGGCGAAGGTTCACGCCGCCGTAATGAACCCAATAAAGGTGGAGAATCACACCGTCGAAATGATTCCGGCTCTAAAGTGCCAGATGGAATGAGTACGCTTCAATATCTAATGTCTGAAGATTAACCAGATTCAAAGGAAATAACAAATGGCAGTAGTTGAATCTCAGGTTACAGCATTAGAGTTAGAGAAAGTCATTCCCAAAATCCGTACTCTTTTTGAACGAGATGATAAATTCTACTCGAACATTAAGAAACGCGATGTTGAAGTCATTTCACAACGTCTTATGAGAGTACCATTGGAAATCAGACCTGGAGGCTCATTCCAGTACTTTGATCCTAATGGTGGTGATTTAGGACGTGGCGGTGGCCCAACTTGGGATAAGGCTGTTCTTAACTCTGTGTTTGTATCTGAAAACATCGAATACACAAAGTTGACACAGTGGTCGACAGATAACAATCGCAAATCTATTGCGAATGCTGTTAAAAAGCTAACAGCAACTGCATTTGATGAACTGAGAAGGCAATTAGATTCTCAGCTAATGCAGTCTGGAAATGGCGTTATTGGTGAAATTGATTCCGTTAGTACTACAGGCGGAGTTGATACTTACGTTTTAACAGCCGATTTTGGTGCTCGTTTGGTTCGTTATGGTCAAACTATTCAGGTATTTGATGTTACCTTGAATACGTTACGTGGTAGTGGACAGGTTACACAGTGGGACGTGGAAAATTCAACTGTTGATGTAACTCCGGCTATTGCTGGAGTTGTAGCAACAGATTTGATTGTTGTTCAGGGCATTTCTAGCCCAAATTCACTTCCTGCTATCTTTGGTGTTCCCTATCACCATTCTAATGCATCTGTTGGAACATGGCTTGGTTTTTCAAGAGCTACCAATCCAGAAATTCGTTCTAACAGAGTCAATGGAAACAATTCGGCACTTTCGCTTCCACTTCCACGGCTAGCAATCAATAAGATTGGTAATCGTGTTGGTATTGACAATAGCTTCAAGCCTAATGCATGGCTGCATCCTTGCCAAAAGCAGGCATATGAAGATATTGGTCAAGCCGTAATCATGATTCAGCAGCCTAATAAGAATAAGTCTGAAGGCGATCTGAACATGTATTTCGATAGGATGCAATTTGCTGGAGCACCAGATAGGCCATCCTTTAACTGGAATAAGCGTCGTATTGACTTTATTTCAGATGAAGTTTGGGGTAGAGGAGAGATTCTACCACTTGGTTTTTATAAGACTGATGGTAGAAATATCTTCGAAATTAGAAGCTCATCTGGTGGTGTTTCTACAGCAGATATCTTCTATTTGGTGTGTGGTATGCAGTTCTTCGTGAATAATCCTGCTGCTACTGCATATATTGATGACCTTCAGATTCCAGAGGGGTATCAATAATGTCTGATCTTCTATTTCAGAACTTTAGTACTGTTCAGAGTGAACAGCAACCAAAGCCAAAAACGCTAGCATCAGCGGCTACTATCACACCTACTACGAAATTAACATTCGTAACAGGAACAGTGCAGATTGCTAACATTACTCCACCTGTGAGTGGATATTGTGAAATCACACTCTGTTTCATTACAGTGGCACCTGGTTTATTCTTGACTACTGGTAACATCCAGATTGCTTACCAGCCAATCATTAATAGACCAGTTGATCTTTGTTATGATCCTGTTAGTTCTAAGTGGTGGGTTAAAGCGGTAGTTTAAATCCTATTCACTGTTGGGGTAAATAGGTAGAGGGGGGAGCGCATCTCTTTAAACACGCCAATAATTAATTATGGAACTTACTGAACCAGTTGAAGCTATTAATAGGCAATTAGTTGAGAACTTTGGTATTGATACCATAACAGGTTCTCCTATCTGGCGAATTGTGTTTAGTGAAGATCAATTTGAGATGAGATTTGGAACTTATAATGATTTTACTAAAAATGGATTATTTATTAGAGAAGTAACAGAAACTAGAGAAGTTCCAAAATATAGACAGTGGATACATGAAAAGTATGTTCTTGAAAGATTGGTACTAGTTCCAGAACAGAATCGGATAGATTTACCATCGGATAAGCTTAGTTATGAGCCGCTTTGGGTATTTGAAGATAAAGATGGTAAATATCTTCCACCAAAATGGGAAGCAGCTAAATTCATCATTGATACAGTATATGCAGCACAGTACAGTAATCATAATCTTAAAAAGTATGTTGATGATGAAAGCACGCAAGAGAAATCATTAGAACTTAAAGAAAAAAGAGTTAATGAGATTATGGAATCTTTGTGGGGAGAACAATCAGAATTTAGTGATGGAATCAAAACTGGTGAAACAATTCATATAACAGATGGTTCAAATAAGATAATTCATTAGGAGTTTTTATGCCTGTAGGTGGATTTCCTGGTCTTCAGTCGCACTTAACACGAACAGTTCGTGCTCCTATTAATCCAATTGATAAGAGCACAGTTGTTTCTATATTTCCAAAAGAAATTAATGAAGTTAAAAATACAATTTCTCCTGGAAAGTTTCATGTTGATGCTGGCACTTTTGAAAAACCTTCTATTCTAGTAGTTGGTCCATCATCTTGGTGGAAATTTATTGATGATGAACAGCCAATTCTAGAAATTCCATGTGGTTCTCATCAAGTTGCAGATTCTATTGTTAAAGATTATGCTAATGGGTTAGTTGGATGTAATATGACTAATTCAATGCCTGGTGTATTTTGGGTTCCAGGTGAATTTAATCTTGTTACACTTAAAGTTACGCATCAGAAAGCTCTTGAAGTAGCTCGTGAGAAGCAAAATAGGTTTTGGTTGGCATTAGTACGGTTTGCTGATACATTTTGGGCTAGAACTAATGGTTCTCCATTGTGTATTAGTGATGAAATGCGTATTGCAGCCAGAGAGCTTGGATTAGCAGAACAGAAAGATTGGATGAAAGACTTCTCAATGTTGCAGAAGACTAATTGTACTGCATGTGGAAGTCCTGTTAAGCCTGGTTATCCTGTTTGTGCTACTTGTAAGGCTATTGTTGATCCTGTTAGAGCTAAAGAGTTGGGTATTCAGTTTAGTGCTTAATTATGAGACTTACTGAGCTAAATCCTAAGTGGCTATCTTCTGGTGGTGAAGGTGTAACTGTTAGTGCAACAGGTGAGCCTAAACTATTAGTTGAACATGCTGCATTAGAATTAGATTGCCCATGTGGTTGTGGAGATAAGTGCTGTATTCCATTCGAAGGTAATTCAGGACATACATGGAAGATTCAAGGTGATAATTATGACTTTGAGACTCTTACAGTAACACCTTCTATTCAGAGAACCATTAATCCATCTATGTGTAAGAGGCACTTCTGTATCACTAATGGTGAGATAACAGCATAATGGCACCCCAATCTCAAACTCTAACGTCTGGAACTGTAATGGATAGAGCCGCTGCATTGATGAACGACGTAGCAAAGTCTATCTATCCATATTCTGTTCAAGTTCCATATTTGAATATGGCATTACAAGAGCTGCAGGAGTATTTTGAACTTAATAATATTCCTGTAACTGATGATGTGACATCAGCCGCTATCATTGTTCCTGCTGGTGTAGATCATATTGGATTTGAACCTAATCCTACAGTTCCAAACACTCCATATCTACCGGATAGAATTATTGAACCAAAGGTTTTATGGGTTAGTGATTCTAGCCAGAGCCAATTTGTTCCAATTCAAAGGCTAGACTTTCTTCCACGCTATATGGAAGGAGTTGAAATCAATCAGATTACAGCTTTTGTTTGGCAAGTGCAAGAGATTAGATTTTTGCCATGCATAGCTATTAATTATGTTAAATTAGATTATATTCGTGATTTATTTGGAGTTGCTGAAGATGAAACTGATGATTTAGATATTATCAATGCTGGAACATTTCTGGAATACAGAACGGCTAGTTTATTAGCTAAATTCTGTGCTGAGAATCCTACTCGTGCTCAGAGTTTAAATCAAGATGCTATTCTAGGACTTGATAGAGTTGTTGGTATTGGGACTAAAGGGAGACAAGCTATTAATATTAGACATAGACCATTTCGTTCAGATTATAAACGTCGTTCATATATGTAGCGTGTAACAAACCTCCGGTCGTTATTGTGTAATTCCACATAATAGCGGCTGGTCGTAAATCGGCTGGAGGTTATAATGTCTTCACAACCAGGTCTTTGGCAACAGATTCGTCAGGATAATAGAGATTGGTCTGTATCTAGTAACAGACTAGGCTCTATTGGTAGAACATTCTTTATTTTCCCACAAGGCAAAGGACCAAAGGGTTCCTACTCTAACTTCACTGATTTAGCACCAAATCTTCGTAGTAGAGACGTTATTATACTCGGTGGAGTATTACGTGAACAAGCAATTGCTCCATTAGATGTATATGACGTTACTATCATTGGAGCCGCTAACACTCCAAGGCAATCTACATCTGGTGGTGCTCCTACAGGTGGTGGTGCTACATGGATGCTTCCTACATCTCCTGTAGCTACTACTCCATTACTAGAAGTTAGAGCTGCTGGTTGGGCATTTGAGAATATTGAATTTACTCCTGCAAATGCATCTGCTGCTGTTAGATTGACACGTTCTGCTGCAGTTGATACCATTGATGCTTCACATGCACGATTTAGTGGTTGTTACTTTGCTGGTAATGGTGGAACTACACAGAATGGAATTGAAGATAATGGTGGTTCTAGCCGAGTTCTAGTTGAGGATTGCAGGTTTGAAGGATTGGGTGGAACTGCAATTCTATCTCTGAGCACTGCTAATTCTGTTCCTCTTGGATGGAGGATTGCAAAAAATAGATTCCAGCAGAATCTCAATGATATTAAGATGTCTCTATCTTATGCAATCATTGAGCTAAATCGATTCATGACTTCTGGTTCTGGTGCAGCTAATAAGATTATTTCAGACACATTTATTGCCACTCAGGGTGGATTTAATCACATTCTTCTAAATCAATTCTCCAATACAGAAGTTGAGATTGCTCCTGGTAATGGATATACTGGTGCATCTACTGATGTTTGGATGAATTACGTTAATAACCAAGCCGCTCTGGCATTTGGTCAGCCTGCTTAAGGAGATTAGAAAATGGCAACTTCAGATGAAACGGCAAATCAGTTCAATGTTGGTGATACTGTGAATGTTCCAATTGTTGTAACAGCTATTGGAGGAACAACTGCTGCTCCTACAGTTACTGGAACAACTAAATATGCAGGATTTGATGGGAATAAAGATACTGTTGGTCCTGTAGATGCTGTTCAAGTGAGAATTGATAAGTAATACGTAATTAATTATAATTTACTAACGGGGGATGCGTATCCGAACAACGCATAAATATTAAAAATGTCTCAATTACGCGACCACGAACCGATTATACTATCAGAGTTTAATGGAATCTGGAAAAGGGGTTCTAAGGAAGAAACTCCTCTTGACCATTTCCAAGATGCTGATAATATAGCTCATGGTTCTGGTAATTCGTTTGGAACTAGACCAGGTATTGATATTAGTCAAGATGTAGCCGTTCCTTTAGAAGATGTTAAAAGAATATATAATTATTCAACTATGACAGGTAATACATTAATTGTATTAACATTTGATGGGACTACAGGTAAAGTCTACCATATGGTTAATGCAACAACAGTATTTGGTCCAATATTAACTATTACTGGAATGGCTGACATTGCATTTGTTGCATTTGCAGGACGTGCTTATATATCTCCTTTTAAGACATTTAGTGTTGGTGGATTAAATATCGAAAAAGGATTGCAGAATGAGTTTTTATACGTATATGCTGGAGATGGGACACCTGCAAGGAAAGCCTCTGTTAGTCCAATGACAGGTGTAATGACTATAGCCAATGGAGCCGCTGGTAATACTGATGCCGGATTTCATATATTTGCATTTGTAAGAGAGTCTATTTCAGGTGCTCTCAGTGCTCCGGGACAGAATAAAAGCTTTACAACATCTGCTGCTAGTTCAGTTAGCTTTGGAAATGTACAAGCAACTGGTAATCCAGTAATTGCTAAAAGACATTTAGTTGCTACAAAAACTATTACAACATTTAATGGGGATTTAAATGGTTATCAATTCTTCTTTGTTCCAAATGCTACTATTAATAATGACACAGATGCATTCTTAAATAACATTTCTTTCTTTGATGCTGATTTACTGGATGATGCCTCACATCTAATTGATAATTATTCAGAAATTCCGGCTGGAGCGGTTCTCACGTTGTATCATCAAAGGTTAGTTTTAGCAACTATATTTACTGATATTTCATTGATTCTTGTGTCAACGGCTGGAGAACCAGAAGCCATTAGTCAAATTGATGGGCTATTAGTCTTTCCTCCAGATGGAAATCCAGTTACTAATGCTCAAGAGCTAAGAGATGTTTTATATGCATTTAAAAGAGCTAAAACAGTTTCCTTTACAGATAATGGAGATGCTCCTAGCTCGTGGCCTCTTGTTACAGTGGATAATGCTTTGGGCACTAGTGTTCATGGTATTGCAACTGTACTCGATAGCGGCTCATCATCAGTTGACTATCTCATTATATGCACTTATCAGGGGATTACGCTATTTAATGGTCGATATATTAATCCTGAACTTGGTTGGAAGATAGAAGAATTCTGGAAAGATTTAGATAGAAATGATTTCAGATTAATTCAAATTATTAATGCTCCAATTCAGAAAGAAATATATACAGTTCTTCCAACTAGACAATTGTTAGTTGGTAACTATTCAATGGGTATGGACCCAAAGAAAATTAGATGGGAATCTTGGAGCTTCTTACCAGGCGTTAATACAATTGCTATCTATAATATTGATGAAGTTGTTCTTGGAGCGGATTTAATATAATGGGAACTTTCCGTGCAAGATTTACAATATTAAGCATGACAGGAGATGCATTCCTCACTTTTGGTGTTGGAGATAATGCTTTTCATTACTATGAAAATGCAAATAAATCTGGTGTTATAAATTTTTCTCTCATTGGAAGTTGTTTTTATCTTGATGGAAGTGGTATCCCAATAAGTTTTGCAGGATTACCAGCTGGATTTACTCCAACTTGGCCTTTAACATTAAGTTCTCCACAAACAATTACTGGTGGTGGAGTAAGTGATGGAGCACTTGGTCTTCTTCAAGTTCCTGCTGATGCGACTGGAAGCTTGCTATCAAATTATGGCACATATGGTCCAGTATCTATAAATATAACTGGTTTTCTTGGACCTTTTACTGATATTATTTTAGCTGGAGTTAATAGTCTATTAGCAATTTTAACTTTCCAGTGTTCTATAACACACAATGTGTTATTAGGAAATGCTGTAGAAGTATACGATGTTATAGATATTTCTGGTGATTATACTATACTCCAATATAGTTATGATATTCCTCAAGATGGAGATGAAGTAGACCCAGGAGAGACAATTACTATAACATCTCCTGGAACTGACCCATTAACTGATTTAGATTTATCACAATTAACTATCACTATGGCTTGTGGAACTGTAATACCAATTATTCAAACTCCAACTATGTTTAGGTTTACAGTTCCATTTGCTTGTTCTGGAGCTGGAGTATCTAATATAGTTGCAACTGGTAATGGAGTTCAATTTAGTGGCTCAGTCACATTAGGAACTTTAGATATTTTATTGGCTAATGCTTCTGGAATTTATACATTAGTTCGTGGTAAGACTAATGATACATTATATTCTGGTGCTAGAGATGGTACTACATATGATGTAAAGATTCCAGACCCATTTGCCAAGACTGGATACATTGGTGGCTAAAAACTCATTTAGTGGAGAACTAATTCATTTTGGTACTATAAGAATGAGAGCTACTGGTGTAGGTAATTTACAACTACTTTTACATAGCTTGGATGATACATTAAATAGCAAGACTTTAACAAGTACTCCACTACAGGCTGTTACTAATCGTGAACCTACAACATTGGCTAATTTTATTGATCAGTATGGACAATTAGAAGTTAAGACGACTGTGATGGATGAAGTATTTGAAATCTCTAAAATTGTCATATTTATAAGACCAGTCGCATCTGGATATCCTCAGTAATGGCTAATTTTGATCCAACTAGATTAATCGTTCAGTTACAGAATACTGGACTAGCTGTAAAGGATAATCCATTATTTCAGTTGTTATTTCAGATGCTTAAAGCAATGGCTAAGATTAATTCTGAAGTGAATGGGGTTATATCTGGTGGAGGAAGTTCTGGTGGTGGTGTTACTAATATTACTCAGTTTATTCAGCAATTTGGGCTAGATAGCGGCTCAGGTGATTCTACTAGTGGAGATGTAATTCCTGGACCTCCTGGAACTCCTGGTGAAGATGGAGCTAATGGAATGGTGCCATATTATATTGCACCATCTGAGACCTTTATTGTTCCACTATATAAACAAGCATTATTTGCAATGAATATTGATAATGAAGGAATTTTAGAAGTTGATGGTTTTTTAATTGAGGTGTAGCAATTTCTGGCGGGTTACCAACTTATTTACAGATTCTTATTCCAAATAGTTGGGTTTGTTCTAAAGATATTAGAGGACAAAATGGAAATGCTAATGATAATGGAGCTGCATTAGAAGTAATGGTTGTTCTTTCAGGTGTTGCTATTGGGAATACAGCTAAGTTTGCATTTGCGAAATTAAGTGGAACTGCATGGTTAGCATCAGTTAACAATACTTATTTGCAAGGCACAGCAATTCTTCCTATTGACTAGAAAGAGGTTCTTATGGCTGGTCTTACGGTTCAACAGAATGACATAAATATTACTTCTGGAGATATCTGTCGTGCTGTTGCTCATAGTGTTAATAGAGCTGTTAACTTTAAAAGATTTCTTGATCGTTTTACATCAGCACAATTAGTTACACAGTTTGGATTTACTCAGGGAGATGCTGATCTAATTAAATCTGCTTTTACTGAGTTAGCTAATATAAATACTGCATTCCAAGCAAATAGAGCATTTGTTGATCAGCTTTCAGGTTTGGGAGACGTTTAATGCCTGGTGGTCTTACATTATTAGCATCATTACCAGCAGATATACCAACTCCTGCTGCTGGTAAGGTAACTATATTCTTTAACCTAACTACTGGATTGCCATCATATAAAGATGATACTGGGGTAACTCATACATTAGTTGGTACTGCTGGAGTTACTGGTAGTGCTGGACCATCTGGTTCACCTGGATATGGATTTGATGGGAATGATGCTGACTTATTAATATTTCCCGGTCCTAAAGGAGATATAGGTGCTACTGGAGTTACTGGTGCTGTTGGACCAATTGGACCTCCAGTAATGTTATTAGAAGATGCATTACAAGGAGAAGATGGATTACCTATTCCCAGTCAGAGTTCCGGTAGTCTATCTCAATTATTTACAGCAACTGTGATTCTTACAGATGCTGAAATTAAGTCACTTAATACTTCTCCAAAAGAAATAATTCCTGCACCTGGAGTAGGTAAAATTGTTATACCTCTTGGAATGCAATGGGTTAGTAATTTTACAGTAGTATATAATGCAGCGTCAACTGTAGGTCTTCGTCCTAATGGTGTTGCATTAGCTCTTACAACTTTAACTTCACTTCTTCAAAATGCAACTCCTAGACGTTATGGATTCTTTCCTGCAATATTAGTTGGCAATACTGGAATTGCTAGTGTTGAAAATTTATCTATAGTTCTTTTTCAATCTGCAAATATTACTGGTGGAGATCCAGCTAATAGCTTGTCAGTTATAGTACCCTATTACATTTTTACATTCTGAAGGAGATTAGAAGATGGCTGCAAACAAAGTCTTTCGATTTGGTCCAGTTGCGCTAACGAATACTCTAACAACAAACATTCTCAACCCAACTACATCTACTGGTGGTGTGAATAGTGGTTCTAGTTCAGAATACATTGTTCTCAAACATGTTCGTATTGTGAATAAGACTGCTGGTGCTGTTACTTGTAGCTTTTGGTTAGGCGCTACAGGTGGTAACGTAGCCGGTACTGAGATTATTGGACAGGGACTATCAGTAGCCGCTAATAGCTATGTTGATTGGTTTGGATTGCTGAGATTTGATGCTGCTGACTTTTTGGTTGGTGGTGCATCAGCTAATACATCTCTTAGTATTCAAGGTGAAGGTGAGATTGGTGTTGCTGGGTAATGACATTTGATGAAGTATTTGATAGGCTTCTAGGTCATGAGGGAAATTATAGTAATGACCCTAATGACCCAGGTGGTGAGACAAATTGGGGTATCTCTAAACGGAGTTATCCCAATCTCATCATAAAAGAGCTTACAAGAGAAGACGCATTTAATATTTATAAAAGAGACTTCTGGAACAGAATAGAAGCAGATAAGTTACCAGATGGAATCTCATTTCAATTATTTGATTTTGCAGTTAACTCTGGAATTGAAACTGCAATACGATACTTTCAACGTTCTCTCAATATCGCTGATGATGGATACTGGGGACCAATCAGCAGTTTGGCAGCTAGCAAATCATCTGAACCTGATATGATTATGAATTTTAATGCCGAACGATTAGATTTCATGACAAGGTTAAGTAATTGGAATTCTGCTGGTAAGGGTTGGGCACGACGTATTGCTCAGAACCTACGTTATGGAGCAATTGACTCATAAATAAATAGGTGTGATAAATGGCAATACTTAGCAGCTCATACGGTATCGGTGGTAATCCTAATCAGCAGCCGCTAGCTCCATCAGGAGGAGTTACTGGAGCTTATGGATTGTATAACACTGCTGTTAATCAGCAAGCTAATGATTACAGTAATATCATGCAAGGCTATAAAGATTTATCTTCCAGCCCAGGATATGCTAATGTTGCCAATTTAGCTCAGACTGGTGGATATTCTGATTCTGACCAAGCTAATATTCGTGAAAGGGGAATTTCACCCATTAGAAGTATTTATGCCTCAGCAAATAGAGATGTTGATAGGCAGAAAGCTATTCAAGGTGGCTACAGTCCTAATTATGGTGCTGTAAAAGCTAAGATGGCTCGCGAGATGTCAGACCAAGTCTCCAATGCTACAACTAATGTCAATGCTACATTAGCTCAGAATATTGCTCAGAATAAGATGCAAATGGCACCTCAGTTTGCAGCTCAAGGTGAAAAGCCTCTACAGAATATGCAATCACTATATGGAACTACTCCTGCATTATCAAGTTTATTTGGTAATCAGGCATTACAGTCTGCACAATTACAGAATAACATTAATCAGGCTCCTGCTGTAAATGGTGGTGGTGGATATAATATGATGCCATCTAATGGAGTATCTGCTCGTAGACCTGTTATTGGAGGAGGTTCTTACTAATGGCTGATGAATCTTTTATCCAGAAACTCAGAATGAATAATATATTTCCTGAACATGGAAATCCAACTCCTTTGATTGGAATGCCAGATTTCTATTCTGGTAGGCGTCCGCAATTTCCAATGCAACAGCCGCAACAACAGCCAGCATTAGCTAAAATTGCCCAGCAGATGACTAAACCAATAGTTCCACCTGCTTATGGTCAAGTTGGTAATGAAATACCAATGCAGAATACAGCATATTTACCACCGGAATCTGATAAATATGCTACAAATATTCTGATGGGTTCTACAGCTAAGGATAAGGATCGTGACCTAAAAGGTCAAATTGCTGTAATGAAAAACACTAATGATACAGCAAAAACTTCTGTATTACAAGCTAAACAGAAGTTAGCTGAGAAAGTAGCAGCCGGAAAAGCTACTGATGAAGAAAAGCAACAGTATGCATTAGATTTAGAAGATGAGAAACAGTCTGGTAGAATGAGCTTACAAGGTGCTAAGAGTGATACCCAATATGGTATTCAGGGAATGAGGTCTAATGATGCATATGGATTGCAGGATGTCAAAGGTACTCAAGCTTTAGAACAGATAGGTGCTAGAGTTGCTGGACAAAAAGATATTAATGATAATAAACCAACAACTTTAAAGCCTCTAAGTTCAGCAGCAAATAAGATGGATACTAGAGTTAAAGCTCAAGAGCTTATGACTACTAGACCTGACTTGGCTCAATTTGTCACTATTGGTGATAACGGCTCTGTTCAGATTAATCCCAACACCCCATTAAATGAACTGTCAATGATTCAGGCAGCTTTATATCCTAAAACTCCACAAAATGATATTAATCTTCCAAGTTCTAATACTAAGACTACAGATAAAACTAAAACTTCTACAACTACAGCTAAACCATCAGCGGCTGATCTGATCAAGAAATATGGTGGATAATGCCACAATCACAAGAACAAATTGTTCAGAAGATGATTGATGCTGGTGAATCTGAAGATAATATAGCTACGGTTATTAGGCATTTTAAATCTTCTAAAACTGAAGAACCTAAACAAGATTTCAGTAATGTAAAATCTGGCTCGTCTACTGACAAATCTGAGCTTACTAGCTATCAATACACTCCACCATCTGAATCTTCTATGTCAGATAAGCCAGTAGATGAACCTGAACCATATACATATTGGGGTGGATTCTTCAAAGGCTTAAAGGATTATGGTAGTGAAATTACATCTGGTATAAAGCCTGCATTAGAATCTGGTGCTGTACCACAAACTGCTGGAGATATGTTGGGCTTAATTATTCCAGCAGAATTACCTCATATCGCTCGTGGGAATCTTGGTAAAATTGGTAAATCTGTAGCTGGAACCGAAAGAGAAGTTCCTGTTGTTGAAAAGGCTATTCAAGCTAGTGAACCATTATCTGAGTCTTTAATTCCACGAGAGAGTGGACTGAGCAAAATTGAAAACTCAATTATAAAAGAGCCTGAAATACTTAGTCCTGATCAGTATACTCATATGGGAGATCCTAATACTGGTTCTCAATTTGGAAATACTAAACGCATAACACCTCTTGAGGCAGACCCAGAATGGCGTGCATCAATGCGTGAACTTTGGGGTGATATGTCTAAAGATGAAATTAATAGATATAATGAATTAAAATCAAATATGAATGGCCCCCTTGATAAGATTACTCCAGAAATGCATAATGAATTTGTAGCACTTCAAGAAAGAAGACCTGGTGTAGCTCAACCAGATCAATATTTACTTAAACAACAAGCTGAGCAAATAAGATTAGAAAATATCAAAAGATCTGAGCTGGGAGCGGCTGATAAATCATTTGACCCAGCTAGTATAGGATTTGAACCTAAACCGCGTCAAAATCTAATGAGTGAAACTGGAGCAATTGGTGATTTGTCTCAAACTCCATCAGAAAAACTTAGATATAGACTTGATAGAGAAACTGGAGCTGGAATACCAATTGATAAAGCTGGTATACAGACTGGTCCTGCACAGTTTGCTGGTAAAGAGTTAGCTCCTGAATTAGCTGAAATGAGTAAATATAATCAAGCCGGTAAAATGGCTAATGAAGCTCAGAAAAAGAATCTGTGGGGTGAAGTTAGAGATGCTCAACGTGCATTATTGACTTCATTAGATTTATCAGCATTAGGTCGCCAGGGTAAACCTCTATTGTTGACTAAAGCTTATTGGACTTCTATTGATGATATGGCTAAAGCATGGGGTTCACAGAGAGCTTCTGATTTAATACATGAATCTATTCAAAGTATGCCAATCTTTCAAAAGCCTAAACTAGCTAATGGTAAATTTGGTAAATCAATAGCTGAACGTGCTGGAATTGACATGGGTAAGGCAGAACAATTTCAATCTAATATAGCAGAAAGGATTGTTCCTGGTGTCAAAAGATCTTCAAGAGCTTATGATGCATTTCTTTCCAAGCTACGAGCAGATCATCTCAATACGATGGTTAAAGATGCTCGTGAGATGGGAATGAATCCTGATAAGAGTGATTTAGTATTACAGCAGATTGGATCTTTCATTAATGATGCAACTGGTAAGGGGTCACTTGGTAAACTTGAACGAATGGCACCAATTCTAAATGAGACATTCTTTGCTCCAAGATTGATGGCATCCCGTGTTAATATGTACAAGAGATGGCTTGACCCAAGAACTTACAGCAATGCTAATCCTGTAGTTAGAAAGCAAGCAATTAAGTCTCTATTGTCAACTGTAGGTTTCGGAGCGGCTGTTGGTGAATTAGCTAGACTTGGTGGTGCTCAAGTTAGTAATGATTCAAACTCATCTGATTTTAGAAAGATTAAGATTGGGAATACACGAATCGACCCATTTAGCGGCTTTCAGCAATATGCAGTTGGTGCTAGTAGATTAATATCTGGAGAGACTGCTAATCGTAAAAATCCAAATAAGCCATTTGACTTAACATCTGGTAAGTTTGGCATGCCATCCAGAGCTTCAGTGGCATCTCAATTCTTTCAAAATAAGCTAGCTCCAATTCCATCATTTGTATGGTCTTGGATGGAAGGTAAAGACTGGGATGGCCAGCCATTTGATGCAAAAAAAGCTTTGCTAGATAGAACTATACCAATTGTTATTCAGGATTTGACAGAGTTAGCTAAAGAAGATCCAAAACTTCTACCACTTGGAATTCTACCAATTTTGGGTGAAGGTTTACAAACTTACGGACGTTAGACTTAATGAGGTGTCCATGAGCTTACAAGAGTCTAGAGATAAATTAGCTATAGTTCTAGCAGAATTAGATGCACTAATGGTGATTATGTATGGTCTAACAATAAAATAAAAAGGAGTGGATATAGACCTATTCCGTATCCACCTGGAACTATTTTGATCTAAGACCTGGCCATGCTTCAACTCTAATGTCTAGTTTTCTAACATCAACTAGATACATACAATTAGCTGGCTCATTCTCAATATTAAACTGAACCCATAGTGCAAATAGTTTTTGCATTATGGGCTTCAATTGATCATCAAACGTTATTCCTTTAGCTTCACTCATTTAAGACTCCCATAGAAAGCATCATTTCTATCAAAGAGGCTTTCTAATTTCTCCTTAGTAAAAGTTTCTTGCATAGCGGCTACTACTCGTTCTGCTGTAATACCTACAATTTTCCAAGTATGACCCTTACTACAGGTGATTTTGAAGTTATGACCTGGAATTGATTCTCTCTTGCAGAATCGTCTCCTTTTACATTCTTTACATAGTCTAAGTTTAAGTCCCTTATTCATTTTTAAGCATTTCTTCAAGTTCTTTGATTGTAGGTCTTAATCTTCTACCACCCCAAAGCGAGCAATAATTAATCAAATCAACAAAGGTATCCTCAATTGACTCATGTTTAGGATCTTTTGAATCTAATAATGAAGCTAGCCTAGCAAGTTTAGTTGCTATTAAAGTAATAAATACTTTATCAATATCCTCCTTAAACCAGGATATAACTTCCTTTGATCTATTAAAATTCTCATACCTATCAGATAAACCTGATGTGTAATCATCAGATTTAGACTTCAGTAGTACCTTACCACGTTCCATCAATTCTTCTGGTGATGCCATGTTATTCCTCCACAATAAATTTGAATTCTGTAAAATGCTCTCCTCAAGGCTTTATATCTACGTCTGACTATTATCCATCTTTGGTATGGAAATTGTTTCATACAGCCTGATTTGGATAATCTAATCTTCTAACATTAGCCGCTCTTGGACCTCTTGGCGAATCTACAATAGCAAATTCCATAGGTATCTTAACACCTACTTCATTTTCAGTATCAGATACTAAATCATCCCAATGGCCAATAAAATCATCCCTATGAAAGAAATATTCTATTCTTGTCATATCAGCCAAAATAAATCCATATCCTTTGTTACCTAAGATGTTCTTAACAACTCCAGTCATGATTTCATCTCCCGTTCTATAATCTCTTTGATGTTAGGTGGTGACCAATGTAATCCTTTTATAGTCTTGCCATATTCATTCTTTTCAGTTGATTTAGTCATGTTACTTCTTTGAACTTCAGCAAATATTTCATCTATTGGAAGCCCAAATGCTAATGCTGTTCCAAACGTAACATATAATAAATCAGCTAATCCATCTGCTAACTCAGTGAGATTATCAACATCATATTCAGCTCTTTCATTCATGAGTTTATATAGTGCTGAATTAACTTCTTTACATTCTTCATTAATTAGCTTAAATCTTAGATTTATAGTTTCTTGTGTTGGAACTTGTGGCTTTAATGCGAAATAATGATCATACTTAACATGAAACTGTTGTAGCATTCCTACATAATTCATACATCTTCTCCTATCATGCTTCTAATTTTACGAACCAAGTTAATAGCCTCTATATTTCCATAACTAATATATTCATACTCTAGTAGACGATAAAGAATTTTAATTTCATTATAGTTTAAGTATGTAGTTTCAACAGATTTAGTAGATTCTTTAGGTTTTTTTCTTTTCTTCTTTTTCATTTTTCATTCTTGCTGAGAATATACTTCTTGTAGCTTTCCAGAGGTTCACCAGCCAAATGAATCTCCCAATCCATATTAGCACCAACTCCTATCTTAACTCTGCGTATCCATCCCATCTCAAGTAAATCATCAGATATTTGATCTAGAGTAAAAGCGTTATAATTACCATATCCTTTCCATAGTAACTGTTTACGAGACATTGTTTGATTTTCAGCCGCTAACAAGTAATCCAGTACTAACTTCTTGGCAACGGCTAATGGATCTAATCCTCTACCTTCAGTAGTTCTCTTATTGCTATACACCAATGATGTTACTTTCTGAATTGCTTCTTCAATTTGATATTGTTCAATATTCCCACCAAAGTCCCATTCACTCAGAGCTAAACACATACTTACTTTCAATACATGATCTGGAACTCTATTTAGAAATCCAGTCTTATCATAAGTTTGAGATGCTCTCCACTTCTTACGCCACGTATTGAATAGGTTACGTGCATCATCAGTTGGTATTAATTGTCCTTTCTTCTTACTAATAGCTTCCAGATGTGGGACATATTTTGGAACTAGTATTGTGTCAAACTTATTGTCCTCAACAGCGGCTTTATCATCGTCTAATAAGTCTACGTCTTGACTTCTTTTTTCTTCATATATAATAAGGTTACGTCCAATATATCCACCTTCAATATTAGCCTGAGGAATTGAATCATAGAAATGAGCAGGAGATGAGCCAAATAAGGCCGTAATGTATGGATTCTTAAGTTTCTCAGCGCCGTCACCCTTAAGTAAATTAGTCCATTCGGGATTGTAGTGTCCGTCATATAAATCTGTGAGGATTGTGAGACTATCTGGATCTTGGATGATCGCAGTTGATAATTCACCATTGATTATATATCCTCTTGAATCACCTATAGGTGCTTTGCCTTCAACTGTCTTAGTTCTGCTTAACTCTTGTACGATAGCTTGTATAGAACTACGACCTGCTATCACACGAGTAACACTAGCCTTAGATACTAATAGCTTAGCCCTATTGATTGGAAAGCCCTTACCTAATCCAGACTCTCCTAATAACATTATATACAAGTTGGGCTTATAAACTAAATCACCTTTTAATGTAGTTAAGTAGTAATTGTTTCCAGCAGCGGCTGATATGCAACTAAGGAAACTCCACCATAACCAGCTTTGAGGTGTCTCTACATGCTGACACTCAGTTACTAAAAGATCAATCCAATTTTCTTTTTTCACTACGTTCTATTCAGAATGAAGATAAGCTTCTAATCTAGCAGCTAATTCAAATGCTTCACTTTGTTTATCCATTGAAATTTGTGCTGTTGTTAATGCAATATATAGTAACCATATCTCATTACGAGTAAATTCTAATTTAACTTTCATACACGTCCTATTCTGCCTCTAGTCTGTGCTAATGCAAAAATTTTATTGAAGTAACTAGCTGGTATGTGATGACCAGCCGTTCCCACTACCAGAACGTGAAAATTAGAATGCTGTCTTAAATCATCTTCTGATTCAGGAAAGAACCATTCATTTCTTGCTAATAGCTGTGAATGTGCCCAAGTCTCAGCTTCGTGAGCATCACCTGCAATGATACATATCACTTCTTCACCATTTCAAATACTTCTATTTGTACAACCTCTAAATCACTTATCTTTCTACCATCGTCTCTAAATTTCAATTTATTATCATATTCTCCATAGTTATTTTGATATCCTTCTACTTCAGCATTTGGCATATTAGTCCACATTTTAATTGCAGTTTTAGCCTGACTTTTAACCCTAAATAATCTTGGGATGCCAGTTTCTGATTTTAACTTAGTGTCTTTTAATACGTCTGGATTCCAATGGCTGTATCCTTTGCCTCTTTTCATTAAAGGCATAAACTTGCTTGAAGCTTTGTGTCTGATAGCCCAGAAAATCATATTGATATCCTCTAAAAAGTCTGAAACGATATTGGTTATATGTAGAATTTATTGGCCAATTCCATGGTGTATCATGATATGGCAATATAACAATTATTGGAGGATTATTGTATACTGGAATATATTTGTATTGTCTAGAGACTAATCCGTTGTAAGTTTCTTGACTAATCTTATTCTGGCATAACACTGGACTTGTTAAAATTAGAACTATAATTAATGTTTTCATCAATTTATTCCTGGACCCTTAGTGAATGTACCAACAGCTTTAACTTTAGCCTTATCCCAATTTACAGGCATAACACCATGCCATGCACCATCATTAGCACGAGCAAATGCTTCTTGCTCATCTATTCCTACAACTTTAAGAACAACATGAACTTCAACAATAGCCTCAACATAGTATATATGCTTTTTCATTTTTCACCTATGTCAGTTATGATAGCACAATGTGCTGGATTATTTACATACATATTCATTGAAAATATAATATATGTTACAAATTCACTATCTGTTAGTTTAGCTGTATCTAACAGTAGATTTTCCACAAGAGAATCTAATTTGACTGTTGACGCAATAGAGGCTGATAAGACTGATTTTAAGAATGATCTTCTATCCATAAAACCTCAGAATGGAATGTCATCATCTTCCATAAACGGATATTTAGGTTGAGCTAATCTTTCTTGAGCAGTCTTGATAGATATTTCAAGCTGAGACTCTAAACTATCAAAGTCATTAGCTTCAATTCTATCTCTCAGCCTGAATAGACCATCTTTCCAAACGGTCATAATAAGTTCAATTTTCATGGCTCTAACATTTCATAAAGCTTAATATCTGGCTCTATGCCTTCAAATCTTGCTAAGTACTTTATACATTCCTTAGCAGCCTCACTATACTCTTTAGTAATATTCCAATCATCACATTGACCAACTCTATAGGTATCCCATATTTTATCTCGTAGTCTCTTAGGCAAAGTAAACCAATGAGACTTACACATAAACATTTCAGGTGGCACTCTAACATTACAGTTAGTTGCATGACATGTATGAGCCATTATATTTTCATCTTATGCATCTCACCATAATTAGTATCTGAGAACTCAATATCACATGGGATAATCAATGTATAATCACGCTTTAAACTGCAATACGTCCTGAAGTCAATTGGAGCTACAAAATGCTTTCTCATGAGATGAGCATATGGTTCCCAGTTATTAGCTGGAACTTGCATCTTTAATGAATCATGATCTTCACTTAACCACATTACAGCACTATCACCATTTAATTCGTCATCAATTTTGAGAGCCGCACCTTGTACAAGATGTGCAACAGTCCTTTGCGGTATATTGGCATATCCCTCCTTATATAACTCATCATCCATTCGTCCATTAAAGATTCTAATTCCCCCGAAGGGATCAATAATTGTCCTTGTGGACTCAAGACAGTTCTGTATATCTTTGTGGAATTTCCCTCTAATCTTTGGACTTGCTGCATGGAATAAATCAAGCATTTGGCCAGCACGCCACTCAGATATAGACATAGCAATATCAAACTTCTGAGCGTCAGTGTTAAACTCAACCATAAAACGATTCTTACCCATGTCATAATTACCAGCATGTCTAGTCTTCTTTCCACAGAATCGCTCAGGTCCATCTTTCTCAAGTATGTCAACGACTGGAATCATACCAACTGATAAATTTAAATCTCTTGTATAGCTGAAGATTAAACCAGCTGTACGACGATGTATATCAACCTTATCAAATGCCTCTAATAGCTGCCAATCTTCTGATAGAACGGCTACTACTCTTGCTTCCGCTTGGCTACTATCGGCTCCAATGAAGACCGTTCCTTTATCTGGAATGAACATTGAACGAATGTCTTGCGCAAGCCTGCCATGCTTAGATATGGTGTGAAATGCCAAACCAATTTTCTTCGGCCTAATTGGCTTTTTAAGGATTCCAGTACTAGAGCGACAAGTTTCTGTTGCTGAGATATTGAAAGAACTTTTGCAGCGTCCATCGTAGTCTGGGCTAAAATTGATATATCTACTCTTTTGAGTCCTAATACGTCTTTCCTCAAGTATGTTCGTGAGGATATCTTTCTTTTCTTTTGTTTTCGCATGATTCCCCAATAAAGCTACAATGGTATCTTCAGATGTTGGATTACGTTTCATTGCTTTAAACTTCATCTCTTTATACAGGAGATTAAACATCTGAGGATAACTATTTACGTTTACTTCATATCCAACCAATTCAGCTATCTTATCATGTTGAACCTTAGCCATCTCAGTATACTTCTTGGCTAGTTCTCGTTTCTTAGCCATATCAACACGAAAGCCGTTGTTCTCCATCTTCAGATAGAACTTGTGCTTACGCATCATGTAGTCATAATAATAACTCTTCAAATTAATATTATGAGCGGCTCCAAGTTCAATTAAGTCTTTTTCTTGTTCTTCATCAACTTCAAATGTAACAGCACAATCTCTAGCATTATACTTAAAGAACTTCTCTACGTTGAATCTCTTTCCTATCTTTTCTTCTTTACCATCTTCTTTATAATACGGTTCACGAGTCCATAAAGAGCTTTGGTCATTAAGCCGTTTCTTCGGCATCTCTGGAAAAATGACTCGTGTCTTTATAAGTGTATCAGAATAGATATTTGGTAATTCAAACCCAATCCGACTAAGTTTGTACTCGTCATATTTGATGTTTTGACCAATAAGCTTAAGTCTACGTAACTGCACATCTATTAATCTCCATATCTCATCTAATTCGTGGTCTCCCATATCAGTAAGCTTATGCTTCCCGATGGAGCGTAATAGAGGCACCGATATGGCATGTGATTTATTGAACGCAAAACCGACACATACAGGAATGCAATTAATCGACTCGATATCAGCCGTTGCTTTATCCAAGTGTTTGTATTTATCGAAGAATCTGTACAAATCCAATGAACTGTGACATACATCGAGTTGTCTATCTGGTAAACATAATGATCTAGTCTTAGATTCCTCGACAGCTCTTGTGAAATCATGTTCAATAAGTTTGAGATATGTATACTCAAGTCCACCTTTATCTCCCCTGTTGAACAGAGCGGCTGGATGTATTGTTGGAACTACTTTCGTAACTCCATCTTTAGCTAGTAATATTGAACCGCGGTAATTCAAAATTCCTGAAAATCCGGTAACGGCTTGTAACGCTTCATCACCAATAGCTAAAATGCATTTAGGCTTACGTAATGAGATTTCTTCATCCCATAGAGCTTGAATTGATTTTGTCAAGTCAACATCTATAAGATGAAGTTTAGTAAAATCATTAAACGGCGGCTGATACTTAACTACATTGGTTATATAGACTTCACTTCTTCGCGTCCCAGCTTTACGAAAACAATCATTAACAATTTCACCTGATGGTCCTACGAATGGTACTCCAGCTATATTTTCCTGTGAACCTGGTGCTTCGCCAATTGCCATCAAATCTGGCTCTAATGGTCCTATTCCTCCAACGTAATTAGGCATCAGGCTTCGCCTGGTTTTTCAGCTACTTTATAAACATCAATTCTCTTACCACACTTTAGACATATCTGAAATATACCTATATTGCTTTCTATCCTAGCTACAAAGTGCTCACAATAATTCGGTCTAATTCTATCTGGATGACTGGGCATTTTTATGGCTCATCAAAAATGATAATATATTTGGTAACAATAGCAACTGAATGTCCCAAGTCTAATGTCTCTTCTGGCAATATAAATCTCACAATCATACCAGCTTCTTCTAAACGTCTAACTTCTTCCAATAAATTAAACTTATCTATATGATAATGTATAGGCATTATATTTCACCTAATCTCATTTCACGTTCTTTATCTCTTACAAATTCAAGTGCATCACGCATGGAGTTGCAGCGTCTTAATTGTTTCTCGTGAGTCTTAAACCAACTAGCTAATAGCAAATCCTGAGAGACTGAGCCTATAGAACGATTCAAGGCATCAGCCGTCTTCTGAATCGTCCAATGAGGCTCATCCTTACACTGAGACACATGAAATCTACGGACTTCAATAGCTCTGTCAAGCCAGTTAAGTTTAACCAGCGGATGAGTCATCAACTCTTTCTAAACCTATACATGTCGTTCTCTGTAATTCTATCAATGGCTGAAGGCTCAACTTCATTATCTTTAGCCTTTTCTGCATCTCTATCAGCTTTACTTCGTCCTTGAGAATCTCTAGTACCTCTGCAATTAGGGAATTTAGAACAACCCCAGAATGTCCCATATTGACCTTTCCTGCTAACCATTTTCTCATTACATTCAGGACATAAAGTTTCTTCTATCATTATTCATCCTCTTTATCATCAATATCGCTAGCCTCTGATGGAAGGTACTCAGCGGCTCGAACTATACCTCTAATCTCCTTAATTAATTCTTCAGCATTTCCTATTAAATCTTCAAGTTTAATATACAAATCATTACATTGCTTAACGACTTCTTCTTTAGTCATTTCATTTACCTTTCTCTATCCAATATTTATGTCTAGCTTCCCTCTTACACTGCCTACACCATTTGTAAATTTTACCATCATGACTAGTATAAATATATAGATTAGTTTTAGAATGACCACATGGTAATTCTACTAGCTTACTAACTCTATCTTCCATATTGGCTTTTTGATTTCCAACATACAAATGTTCATAATTAAAGAAATGTTTATTTGGACATTCTCTCTTATGATTAACTTGTAAACTGCTTCCTAAAATATAACCTAGATACAAATACGCTGATAGCTGATGCACACTGTAGTTTTTGGATTTGTAAGATGTTCTACCATATCCATTAGATTCAATATGGCCAATAAACAACCAACAACCTGTAGGTTCTTCAATTCTCCTTAATTTTAATAGCTTAGATTCTAATCTACTTCTTAGAATCCTCTCTACCTGTTCTGGAGATTGCCTATCTCTACGTATGTGCATCAGCTATCCTACTAACACGATAGATACATGTAATTTTACATGTATTTTTCTAGCTTAGGGGCATAAAGTCGACCACGTCATTGAATTCATTACCCTTGTTGCTCTTACCACGCTTGATATAACCCTTAACCTTCTTACCAATCTGAGCTTTAAACGACTCAGAATTAAGTTGAGTGTCATATCCCTTAACTGGATCAGGTGGTCCAAATAGAATTGCCCAAAGAGACTTGCCAAATCCCAAAGCCTTCTCATTGAATAGCTTTGTTGGTGCAACTCCCTTATTGGGACCATCAAAGATTTTGAATTTAAAGATACAATTGGTGCTACCATCTGTATCTGCTTCTTTCTCCTCATAATCAATGATTTCCATTGGATGCCAGCCAATTTCCGCCAAGTCACCCTTTTTTAGATCATCTGGTGTGAGTACTGCTCTCATTCGTAAGCTCCCTTTTCTGCATTCCACTTCGGATTGGTTGGATTAGATATCTCTTGTTTTACATCAGATTTGATAAATGGATTGATTGATGCATTTGGGTTAGAGAGTTTCTCATTTACTTCATTGGCTATTAATTCCTCCATATGTTGTTTAACTCGTTCTTTCCAAACCTCGTAGAAAAATCTGTCAGTAATATCTATCTCACCTTTGAGACCGATATTAGACTTAGCGAAGTCATCTCCAATAGCGTCAAACGAGACGCCATATTTAATCTTAGATTTACCAGTAGTGGTATCATAATCAGTACCTTTAGTGAAATGATATATCTCTGAGAAGTTACCGGGGACGATACCGGCTACTTTACTACCATATGTTACAATTGGATTGACTTTAGTGACTTTAATTGATGCTCCAGAACCTTCAATTTTAATACCTGGAATTGGATGAGCCGTCCACAGGATGTGGCATGGAAGTGTGCGGCAAATATCTAATGCTTGAGTGACAATGCTAGTTTCAACCTTATACTCATCAAAGTCTGGTACTATTCTATCTTTATCTTTCTTCTTGTTGTCTCTAAAGCCGAGACTCCAATTGACAGCGGCTGAAGTGAGGTTAGTTACTGAATCTGTACCAACTGCAAAATAACGACAGTCTTTAGATAACTCCATCAGCTTATTAAGATATACATTTGCATTGGCTGAACTATAGATATCATATTCTATGTTGTTAAGAATCTTTCTGCCACGTTCACCATACTGCATGAAGAAAGTCTTAAGTTCTATAGGCTTCTTCTTATCAAAGTAAGCTAAATAGATTGGTCCTTCTAATGCGAATGTGGCTAGAGCTATAGTCTTGCCATGACCAAATGGAGCTTTGAGTAACAATGATGTGTTAGAGTCAACAATGATATCACTAGCTCTCATACAAACCCCTCATCGAGAATATCATCAACTATCTCAGTTAATGCTTCTAATGCTAAAAGCAAACTCTCATCAAATGGCATACCACTAGCAACAACATTTAATATATAACCTTTAACATCTTTCATTTTATCTCTACGAGCGGCTCTATGGACACGTACCATATATGCACCATGTGGTTCACCATCTTCTCTATCGTAACCTTTAGTGTCTAGCATTTCCAACCTCTGCTTCTCCATTGACAATTGATACACTGGAGATAGATTCCATTTTTGTCATGTTCTGTAACTATAGTCCTATGCATACAAAATGGATTAGATGTCATCTTCAACCGTAACTGTCGGTGAAACTTTAGCCAATCTATCCTTGAGATTATCTGTTTGACTTGCTGCAATCTCCGATAAGATGTTTGTATTAGTTTTACTAATGTAGTGTTTCTTACCATCAGAATCTTTAACCTCTTTACGACCACAGTTATTGCAGTGTGGTCTAACGAGTTTAAGTGAATACTCATTCATGATGAAAGGTTCACCACAAATGTTACACAGAACTTCTTTACCTAAAGCGAATGGTGCTTCAACCTTAAAACTACAGTCTAGTGTGCAGAAATAGACTGCCATCCCAGTCTTATATTTATGCTTCTTAAATTTATGTATGTGCTTTCCTATTCCCATTATATCTTATCCCGTAGAATTCTCTTAACTGGATTCTTTATAAGCGTATCTCTTTTACTCTGACGACGAATCAATTCATCACTTACAAACTTAGTCTCAACACACTGAGAGCCACAGTATTTACATCTGTCAATGATGACTCTGACAACGGTATCACATGACCTACACAATGTTACTATTGCCATTTTAACATTCGCATCTTTCTGGTAACTTCATGAACCAAGCCATAAACTCACCATTAACAAGTATGTCTATACCTGGGCTACCATTGTTAAACTCTTTAATGGCATTGAAATCAGCTTCTCTAGTTGTTATAACTTTACTAGTTCCGAGAGCTTCATTCTTAATCTGCTCAAGTATACAGAAATTACATGTTTTAAATGATGTCACTTATTAGCTTCTTTCTTACTATCTTCCAGAACTTCAGATGATTTACGTAATACTTTAGTCACATCCCATGGTTCAATCTTTATATAATTAGTGTTTAACTTGAAATTCTTAGCTTCCTCACCAGAAGATTCACAAATTTCATAATACTCACATCTACGATTGAACTTGTCACAGGATGTTTCATTAGTCGGCCAATAACCTTCAGCCTCACATTGAATGTAATGGAATATATTAGCTATTACATTCTTTTTCCATGACTCAAACACTAGATGGTCATAGCTAACTGGTACTCTTAAGAATTTCTCATGTGGCTTCAAAGTTTTCTGTAAGCCAATCCTATTAACGACTAAGATATTAGATTGAGCTACAATACAGTAGTTCTTGAATTGATTACTTAGACTATTAACTGGTCCGCTTCTGCTGAAACTTTTGTGATCGTATGGTTGGTTGTCGTATTTGTTGTCCCGAATACGTAAATCTATCTTACCGGCTAGATGTATTCTAACTTCCTCATCTTCATACAATAGATAGATGAATGGTTCTTCCACTCCTAATATTTCAAATGACTGGTCAGCTACTTGCCAATATTCAAAGTATTCTTCCATCGTATCAATGAGTCTATTAGCTTCATCATTGTCAAGATTAGATTCAAGTACGAAGGCTTCTTTAAGTTTCAGTAATGCTGAGTTAACAGCATAGTCATACTTTGCACCAGACCTTAATGACTCATAATATGTTTCACATGCTATATGGATTAGTGTACCACGGTCTAGTGCATCAGTCTTGGCTATATGTTTAGGCAGTTCCAGATTAAGTTTGTATCTATTTCTAAATCTAAATGGACATAACAAGAACATATCATATTGTGACATATCCATTACTATATTGAGTTTAGCCATTGTTAATCCTATTATCAAACATCAAGCTTCTGTAAATCTTATTCACAAAGTTACTATATTCCAAGTCATCTTTAATTGTGAATTGTGCTAATTCTTCTGTCTGGTCTGGAACTATGTCATACTTAGATACTCGATTAATTGTAACTGTAAAACTACCATCAGTCTCAGCATGTTTGAATACTTTTAATTCAGTTCCAGTCAATATAGGCTTAGGTGGCTCAGGTGGTCTTTCACGTTCAATTACCTGATTAATAGCCAGTACAGGCATCATCAATCTAGAACTGCTAGCGGCTGGAATAGGTTCTTTTGTATGATTATCACAGAAGTATATCTTTCCATCTTTAACTTCTATGCATACAAAATGTCTTGGAACTGTAATGATATATATCCCATTCATTTTGACTAATGTAGTCAATGACCTATATAGAGAACCTTGTGGTGATATTGTTCTAGTATCAAATCCCATTCTATCAGCGGCTTTCAACAAATCACTCAGTTGTACTCCAGTTACATTGTGTTGTCCATTAATTCTACTAATGACTTGAGCACACTCATCTGTAAATTTACCTGTTAAGATTGACAATACAGTAGGACCACAGAATTTGTTAAATCCTTCAGTTACCGGCTTAAGATTTGTCATTTAATTCTCTCTCAATAACTTTAATACTAGTTCTACAATTTACGTATAAGGCATCTGTCTTACACTTACGAGCTAATGCTTCTAGAAGTTCTTTAATCAACCGAAGTTCATCTTTTGTCATACAATCATTATTACTTTCAGTATTTTTTCAGGTTCAATTAAAACTTCAATAACATTGTTTTCCATATCTAGAATAACAAACTCTTGAGTATCTGTTTCGTAAGTGACATGACAATCTTGATAGCTCACTTCATTAGTATGTCCTTCAGCATCTATCAAATACTCTATTACAGTTTCCATGCTTTCTTACCTCTTGTAACTAATATTGTTGCTAGTTCACTCAATAATGAATTCTCACTCCAGTTCTTTTCTTCATTGTCTAAACTTGAACCAACAATAGCTCTCTTTTGTTCTACTAGTTCAGTGAAATATTCATCTATTGTTCCACTAGCTATGAAGTATGTTACTATCACAGCATTCTTTTGTCCATATCTATGATGTCGTTTCTCAGCTTGTGATTCTTTAGATGGATTCCATTGTCTTTCTAGCATTATAGCATCACTAACAAACTGTAAATTTCCACCAACTCCACCAGCTTGTGTAGATGCTATCATTACTCTTGATTTTGAATTCTTGAATTGCATTCCTTTTGTTTCAAAATCATCACCAGACCTGAACCTAGTGACCTTTTCATATCCACCATCACTTAACCATACATTCAACTCAGCTTCCAGTAAATCTTCAGCCGCATGATGATGAGCAAATACAACTATCTTTCGTTCACAACTTAATAGAAATTCTGTAACAAAATCTACACATTCTGTAACTTTCGAAATTCCGGTAATTTGTCTTAGCTTATTCATGATAGCAAGCATATTCCCTTGCTTCTCAAATCCACTAGTATCTTCGTTGTAGTATTCTTCCTCTAGCTCTGCCATCAACTCAGCGTATCGCTTATTCAATTTCCTATCAAGTTCAACGTGATAGAATCGCCGGCTAAGTTCTGGCAAATCCTTTAGAACATCCTTTTGCCTACGTCTAATAATGAAGTCTTTAGTCTTTTCATGAAAAGCTGGAGGATTCTTCAATCCACCAATCTTCTGATTATAGCCGTTGTTATATGAGTCACAATCATTATCAATGAACTTCTGAAATTGTGGAAACATACGTGGAGCAACCAAATTAAGAATTGTGAAATACTCACCAGCATTATTCTCAATTGGTGTTCCCGACATTGGAACAATACATTCAGCTCCAGTCAACTTAACAAACTTCTGAACTGCTTTAGCTCTGCCAGTGTCATGATTCTTAATTCGTTGACATTCATCTAATACAACTAACTTAATGTCACCCTTAACCATGTCAAAGCATGTTTCAGCATTCTTCAACAAGTCATATGTAGTCACATAGATATCAAACCCCGGTGCAGCCATAACCTTACCAGAATCTATTACCTGTGTCAGAAATCCTGCAACTCCACACTTATTGATTATCTCATGATGCCATTGTAGTTTAACACTACTTGGAACCACAATAACGGCTGGAGTCAACTCTTTCTGATGTAGCTTAATCAAAGCTAAGATTTCAATTGTCTTACCTAAGCCCTGTTCATCAGCTAGAATTGCTCGTCCATTAGCTTGTTGTAGAAACTTAACACCTTCTACTTGATAATCCATTAGTGTGCAGCCATTTAGTATATGTGCAATGTCGGCTTCGCCGCCAGTCATTACACTGTCAGAGATTACATGACCACACTCTAATGTGATAAGCTTGCTAGTGCCGAAGTTAATTCTTGATTTCTCAACAGCAATCTTATCACATTCCTTGCACTTTAATTTTACTATACTTGACAGTGCCATCGTTTATCCTGCTTTTATGATAATGTGATATGTGCCATTACAATTACATTGTTCTGTCCAACCAGACTGCCTAACTGCACATTCTTTATCATGTCCAGTCTGCAATTTAGTCACTAGAGGCAGCTTATCTCTTTCAATAAGCCTGTCAATTTCTCTCTGTAATTCAATCCACATATTATTTCTCTTTTGGATGATTAAAATTCATCATACTTTCATATACATCTAGAATCAGAGTCTCTAGCTTACCAATCAAATCTTCACTGTTAGGTCTCAAGAAAAAGAACGGCTTTGACTCTCTATCATCCTTAGACTTCACAATGCTTGCTGGAAACAATACAAACAATCCTTTAACAGCATCATCGCATACTGTAAATCCGACCATGTGAAAGCCGCTAAGAAAGCTATCACTTGCTTCAAACTCAATAGCTGCCTTAGCAACTCTATTGCCTTTCTTCATCAAGAACGGCTCTACTTTAATCTTCATTAATCACCTACTTATTGAATAAACTTGATGGATCAAATACCTTTGTAACATCACCATTAGGCTTATTAGTCTCAACTACAATTGTCTCATCTTTAGAATCAGCAGACTTGAACGTAATAGCTTTAACATCTTTCTCCGTAGCCTTACGTTCAATATTCTTCATCATTTCTTTGATAGTAGCATCATCAAGATTGGCATCTTCCAATTGCTTACGAAGACGTTCAATCTTATTCATTCTGCTGGCACGAGTCTTAACTACATTGATAGCATCATTATTAACTTGACTCTCATCAACTGGCAGAATCCATTCCTTACTCTTTGATTTACTACTACGCTCTTTGACCTCATCATCAGTAGCAACAAGTCTAGCTTTAGCTTCAAATGCTATCTGAGCCAGCTCATCCCTATGTTCTCGTAATGCTACCGTATCCATATCTTTAACCAATACCTTTTCTTGGCTAAAGAATTTGGCAAACAATTCCTCTTGTGGAGTCATGACACTCGCTCCGTTCGTGTCAATTGTTTCATACTCATAACTTTCAATCCTTCCAATAAAGATACCACGTCTAATCTCGATACGAGCCTGATACTCATCTGTTATCCAGAACGGCTTGTAAAGATTACAAATTCTACAGTAACTCGTTAGCAAGTCATTATAGAATTTGCAACTCTCACATTTCCATCCTTCGTGAATCACAATTACTAATTGACTAAAGATAACTCAGCATTCACATCTGTAAGAAAGCTCTGAGCCTCTGCTAGCTTAATCTTGCATTCAAGAATCATATTATTAATAAACTCTCTAGTCTGGTCTAATCTAATAGATGATGCAATAACTCTAATTGGGTCTGACCAGTATTTAATAGATGATTCATATTTCTTAATCATCCTCTCAGTCCAGTCAATTCTCTCATTTAGAACTCTACGTTTCCAATCATTATTCATATTGTATCCTACGTCTACACATTAAATCTAAATTCATTAATGTGAACTCTTATCTCACCAGATTTATTAAATTCCTGCTCTAGCATAGCTAGCTTTTCCATAATTAGCAGTTCCCATCTGTCTACATCTATCTCATGAGCAGTATAGAATTCGATAGTAAACTTTCTAGTTTTCTTTGGGTTTATTGCACACATTAAGTCACCGTCCAAGGGTCAATTGTGAATCTGCTGATATCCCATACTTCACGTGCTCTGCTGTAATTGCTATACACTCCCATTACATGACCAGTAAGCTTCGATGTTACTACATATACATTCATAATAGATATCCTGCAATCACTATCAGAACGGCGATAGCGGCTATTCCAAGTAGTGACTTAATCATATCATTATCACTCATATAACCTTTAATCTAAGTTAATCTCATGCTTACATTTGCGACATCGTAGAACTGTTCTAGACTGATATGTATCGTGGATTCTAACAAAATCCATAAATCCCTTACACTTGCAACAGTTACTTGACAGCATACCATGACCAGATGCTACGTTAATGTTCTGAATCATCATCGTATGTTGATGTTCGGCTAACCTAGCAACTTTACTATTCATAACTTTAATCTCCTTCTGTAATCATCAGCTCTTGTGTAACCTTCCACACTCGACTTAAGTTTAAGAGATATCTAGCTTATTCACTAGTTAACTTAGCGGAGTCATTTACGCCCATTCAATGGACCTACTCATTAGTAGCTCACCTTATGCTTGGTAGATTGCAGCATAAAGACATTATTGCTTACTAACAAGAAACACTCGGCTAGATACCCCAATAGAGTAGATAACATTATTTTTATACCAGCAGATGATAACTTTATTGCTATCATACCGGGGTTATCTACTCAATTGAATTATCTAACTTTAGTTTAGCTGCTGGTCTTACCTTATTTAAACTGTATTATGACCAGCAGGGTATACAGTCGAGCCTTTCGCAAATTATACGTCATATACAGCCTACTCAGCTATTATACTGTATACAACGTCAGCATATTCTTTGAGTCAATAGGTTGCAACCTAGCTCATATTCTTTGCTGAATATTTAGCCGCTGTTAACGGCTAACGCACTAAGCCTAAATTCTATTTATACTCGCTTAGTCGAGTCATTAGTGAATCTAATAATTCACTACGTTCATCCTTTTCAGATGATTTAGTTAGTATCATACTCTTAATCTGTAGTCTGATGCTCATTTCATCAGTTAGTCTAAGATGTTCAATAGCCTTCTGCCCAGCTTCACTAGCCAAAAACTTAGCTTTCTCAGCCTTCGCAACGGCTTGATATAATCTAGTTCCTTTCCTATAAGGGTCTGACTTATCTATTAGCTTTTTAGTCTTAACCATCACTAATCCTACTAGCATATCGTCGATTTAGGCCTACGTCCTCGGACGGTTACGGACGTATACGGACGGTCCCGGAATGGTCCGTAAAGGTGCGGCGCGTGTCGGCAGACGGGTATGCCTGTAAGTCGTTGAAAACAGAGAACTTCGCCCACAAGCCGATTATACCACACTCTCTCTCCGTTGTCAAGTTCGAGCCCTGCCCCGATTGTCTTATCTTATGTCTTATTATAATATATATATAAAAAATATATAAAAAAATAAGAGATAGTATAGGATACCCCCACGGGGAGACAGCACCCTAGGCATACTGGGGAGAGAGTCATTGGATACCGAAAACGGGCGAAAACACGCGAAAAGCCTAACAAAAACACACGAAAACTCGATTTTCGCCTCGGCCGGACACCTGCCCCAATCTTACGGACTCTTACGGAATGGTACGTAATGGTACGTAATGGTACGAGGACGTAGAGGCGAAAGTGTATTCCTGATTGAAAATTAAATGAATTGATGATGATATGAAAATATGTGAAGAAAGGATATGAAGAAAAAAGCTAGGATTAAGTCTTGCATAGTTTGTCTTAATCCTAGCTGGAGACGATTATAAAGATAAGTATTATTCTATACTTATTGAGTGATGTTACTTCGTAACCGCAGGAGCGAATTGCTTGCTGAATCCCGGCTTGATAAGAGCAACAGCATCATCAAGAGATACCATTGCACCACGACTATAATTCCGAACAACAAGCCGGAATTGAGTCTGAGCATCTGCTGGCCAAGTTGGGTCAACAAACTCAGCAAGCGGGTCTGATGCTGCCGTATAGTTAGCATCATTATAGCCAGTAATCAGAGAACTAACCAAAGAGGGTTCGTCCTTAACTCCGGTAGATTCCATAAACTCGGCAATAGTCTTGGGAAGTGTATCAGGCAAAGCCTCATCGAATGCTTCCCATGTAATGACCATGGTTCCTTTACCACGAGTCATTCCAGCCTGCAAACGAGTGCCAATACCAGTTCTCGTTTTATTGATTTCGGCAATTTCCTTCTCTTTTGCTTCAAGTTCAAGCTTACGGCGCTTCGCGTCAAGTTCCTGCGGTGTCGATGCTTCAGTAGCCATTTTCGTAATCTCCTACACGATTGTTAACGAATGGGCGTAATTGCCCGTTTCCGACCTGAGACGATTATACACGAAAGGTAGAACGAAGTCAAGACCAAAACGTCGGCTGTCTACTAGAAATTCGGCAATGCCGGGCGCCCCAGAACTTGACTATTACAATGCTAGCCGGTAATACCGCTCACTTAAGAGTGTAAGGCTAGACTTACATGTAACTTATGAACCATTTCATATCATCATCAATTCATTTAATCAAATTAGAAGTAGAGCCTAATACACTGGCTAGCCGCTATTGTGTGTTAATCGTTTGTTACCGTGAAAGATTCAATCTCAGACAAATCAATATTCCGCTGTGGAATATGTAAATGAGAGTGAATTACAATCTCAGGAACAGCAGTCTCAGTCCAGTTTACATAAATGCTAGTCATTCTAACATTCTGTATTTGTTCTGGCGCTTTATCGAAGTATTTGATATCAAGTATCACTATTTCACCCTCTTGACCAATCTGATAGCCGGAACAAAGCTTGCAATCCTAAGCTTGCGCCTAAGGGTGATTTTATTGTGTCGGCTAACAGATACGTCGTTTTTATGTGGAAGTCTCGTATAAATTGAACTAATCAACATTGTAATCCTTTGTTGACTAGCCAGCCTATTAGACTCTACTTCTAATTGAAGCATGACACCATTTATCTCGGGAGACAACCCTTTATCTTAAATAGGCCCGGTTTCAAGGCCTGAGTCAGCAATTACTTAGACTTACAGCTTACAGCGAAAATCCGCAAGCTTGCCAGCAATTCTGCTACCCTTTCGCCATCACCCTTAGCCGTCCGCGTCTCGCGTTTGGTGTGGCGTCTATGGATATATAGAGCATAGCCGGTGCCATATGCATTCATGTAATACCATGTATAGTGATGTGCAATTCTGACCAGCACTTATTGTCACAAAAATAAAAATTGTCACTGTAAATTGTCACGCCAAATTGTGCACTAATGTACAAATATTCTGTGCAACCCTGTGCAATTGCGCGCATTAGCGGCTGGCATGGCTTATGCTATAGCAACTATCATGCCAACACATAATTGCACATTATTATACACAATTGCAATTGGCATATGTTTTGAAATGCATAAAATTGCACATATCTGCACTTGGCATGGTTCTTGCATTGCATACAGCGTGCCAACTATAACTGCACACTATTGCTTACATATTTGTTAGAGTGAAATAGTGTGCAATTTTATGCAGTATTTTCTATGCCATTGCACAATATTATACACTAATTCATTCACACGTATGCACACCCTTGCACACTTTGGCACGTAGCTGCACATTTTGGCGCGGAGATTCACTATAACATTGGCATTAACATTGGCATGAGGTTTATTAATTGGTTCCATCTAAATGAATTCACGAATAATACATGAATATATATAATATAACCATACGAACATTAAAACTTGAACATTTCAAACAATGAAACTTTCACCGGCTACGTAAGATTGTGTTAACGTTTCAGCACATTTTCGCACTTGACAAGTGAGTCTCATCGTGAGACAATCGAGGCTGGGTATTTATGCATCTCTTTTTTGATTATAGGTAATACATATGATTTTAAATGAGACAGAAGTTACAGAACGAATGAATTCTCCCATGAACTTATTGAATAGATTAAAATCTATTTCTAATAGTAAGTCTAATCATAACTCTATTGTAAGTCTACCACCCACATCAAAAGAAATAATTGAAGATTTAGAAGAGAAGCTACAATATGGTTCCATCAAATCGAAGGCTGCTGGAATTATGATAGCCGCTATGGACGAGCTGAAAAGTAGATTGCCTGAAGTAACTAAGCCGGAAACATTGGCTAGGGTTGCTGAGTCAATGTCTAAAGTAGTTAATGCTGAGAGTGCTAATAGCAATAAAGATAAGTTGAATGCACCACAGTTTCATATTTATGCACCTCAATTTAACAATGAGAATCACTACGATACTATTTATGCACGTGAATAATGCATGAATAATCAGTAAGAGTAGAAAGGATTAAATGAGCAAGAAGAAATCTACAAAAGTAAAGTCAGTAAAGACTAAATCTAAAGCTAAGACATCTAAAGCTAAAGTTCCAGACGTTACATTCGATAAGAATCCTATTGTTAATAGAGCTGAGCCAACTCTGAAGGAACAGACTCTAAATTCAATTACAAGTATATTAAAACATAGAATGCATCCTCGTGAGTTGAATCAGGCTGTAAGTGAAATTAAAGTTGTTCTAGAATCTAATGGAATTATTTGGGGAAGCTGAGGTTGATGTGACACCATTCGGATTTGATGATAAGCCTAAAGATTTTACAGTTATTAATCCTGTAACAGCGACTGAACATAAAGCTCGTGAAGATAAGACAACTAAAGAAGTTGAGATTGAAGTACCAATTCCTATTATAAGTAATACAGTTTCTATTTTAGATAAGTATCATCAGATTACAACTGTTCTAAAAGTTCGTATGGGTCCAAGAGAATTACATCAAGCATTGAAAGAGATTAAGATTATTCTGAACTCTTGAGGATTTAAAATGTCTGAAGTTGACAGAAGTGCAGTTCGTGATACTCTAATTGTATTACAAGATGCTAAGACTACAGGTAATGGTAAAGCTCTAGCCGTTCCCGGATTTACACACCACGTATTCTATAT